CGGTAATTCGGACTCCGGTTTGAAAGTAGACTCGTTAATTTTGGCACCCATTTACCTGAACAGATATTGCACTGCGGCATAAATTGTTCATCCAAATGGCATCAAACATGAACAAACCTGCCATTTGCCATTTCGCTACCAAGGGGCTATTTTGCGTTCCATTATGGATAAGATGCGTAAACCCACCACAGGCGGCGTCCTTCTCGGCTCTGATTATGACGTTGCCCGAACCCGCAAGATGGAGGCAGACGCCGCCATCGCGGAAATCGAACTGATGAAGGCCCAGAAGCTGCTGGTGAAGGCAGACGATGTCGAAAAGGTCTGGTCCTCGATCCTTTTCGCCGTCCGTGCTAAACTGCTGGCGATCCCGTCCAAGACTGCTCCAGTCCTGGCGCTTGAAAGTGATATGGCTGTAATCAAGGATATTCTAGACAATGCTGTTGCAGAGGCCCTCGGAGAACTCTCAGGCTACGATCCCGCCATCGACCCTGTCGCCCTCACTGGAGTCGACGCTGGACCGCGCGAAGTCCTGCCTGGTGAAGATGGCCCCGCCCCCGAAACTCAGCCTAAGCGAGTGGGCCGACCTAAAAAGAGGTCTAGGCTCACGCAGTAGCGCGGAGCCAGGTCGCTGGCGCACCTCTCGCGCCGAATATCAGCGTGGCATCATGGACGCCTGTACCGATCCGGCGGTAAAGGAAATTGTCGTGATGGCTGCGGCTCAGACCGGCAAGTCTGAAAGCCTGCTGAACCTGATCGGATACCACATCGATCTGGATCCTGCCCCGATCCTCATCATGCAGCCCTCGTTGGAAATGGCGCGGGCTTTTTCTAACGACCGAATTACTGCCGGCTTGATCGACACCACCCCGTGCTTGCGGGGCAAGGTGGCGGAAGCCAAGGCCAAGGACAGTGGCAACACGATCCTGTCCAAGTCATTCCCCGGCGGTCATGTGACGCTGGTCGGTTCGAATTCACCCGCCTCACTGGCGTCTCGACCTATCCGTATCGTGCTGTGTGACGAAGTGGACCGTTACCCAGCATCAGCCGGCGAGGAGGGCGATCCTATCGCACTGGCGAAGAAGCGTTCGGCCACGTTCTGGAATCGCAAGATCCTACTGACTTCGACACCCACCATTCGAGGGAATTCTCGGATCGAGTCAGCATATGAGGAAAGCGACCAGCGGCGATATTTCGTCAAGTGCCAACATTGCGGCGATTCCTTCGTCATGGAGTGGCGTCACGTTAGTTGGCGAGATGATAACCCTAAGACAGCCGTCATCCACTGCGAGTGCTGTGGGGCTGAATGGTCTGATGCTGACCGGCATAACGCCGTACGTCAGGGACAATGGGTTGCCACGGCTCCGTTCAATGGTGTGGCCGGCTTCCATCTCAATGCCCTGATCTCGCCTTGGGTGGTGCTGACCGATCTGGTCGAGGAATTCCTTCACGCCCGCAAGGATCCCATGCGGCTGCGGACCTTCGTCAACACGGCTCTGGCCGAAACCTGGGAAGAGCAGGGCGAGGGTGTCGATGACTATGCGATCTCGAAGCGGAAAGAGGAATACGATGAAATCCCAGAAGATGTCCTGCTGCTAACTGCCGGCGTCGACGTTCAGGATGACCGCCTGGAGGTCGAGATCGTTGGCTGGGGCATGGGTGAAGAGTCGTGGCAGATTGATTACCGCGTCATTTATGGCGATCCTTCGTCACCGCGCATCTGGGGGCAACTCGATGAGATTATTCAAGCGAAATACGAACACCCGTCCGGTGAGGATCTCATTGTCCGCGCGACTTGTATTGACTCTGGCGGTCATCACACCCGTGCTGTGTACAATTATGCGAAGACGCGCGCGGGCCACCGTGTATTTGCCATCAAAGGTGTCGGCGGCGAAGGTAAACCGATTGTTGGCCGTCCATCGAAGAACAATGTCGGAAAGGTCGCGCTCTACCCTGTCGGGGTAGATACCGCCAAAGAGGTCCACTACTCCCGATTGAAGATTGATGAGCCTGGTCCCGGCTATTGTCACTTCCGGGCAGAGCGGGATGACGAGTATTTCAAGCAGTTGACCGCCGAAAAGGTGGTCATGAAGTATCACAAGGGATATGCGAAGCGATCTTGGGTCAAGACAAGGACCAGAAACGAGGCCCTCGACGTAAGGATTTACGCCATTGCCGCGTTTTCTATCCTCAATGTAAATATGGATAGCCTTGCCCGCCGCTTTTATGCTAATGTAGAGCGGAAGAACGCTGCAATTGAGGACTCCAAACCTGTGAAACCACATCCTTTGGTGCCAGTAAAAAGGCCGACAAAGGGTGGTTTTGCCAACAGTTGGCGATGATCGGTAATGGCTAATCTGTTCGATGAAGCAAATGCGCCGGAAGGGGAGCCGCTCAAGATTGTAGTGGGCGACTTTATCCAGTGGAAAAAGACATCGCTTGCGGAAAGTTACCCGCCGGCAACGCATTCTGCTGAGTATGTGGCGCGTGTCACGGCTGGTGGCGCGTCTGAGATCAAGTTGGCCGCAATTGAGCGGTCCAGCTACTACCTGTTTCAGGTTTCATCCGCCACCTCGGCGGCGTTTGAGCCTGGTTTCTATCATTGGCAGTTGGAGATCACTGAAACCGCTTCCGGCAACCGGATTGTGGTCGAACGTGGTGAATTTGAAGCCATTGCCGATCTCGACAACAATGGCGCTGATCCTCGCACCCATGCGGAGATCATGCTCGACAAGATCGAGGCGCTGCTTCAAGGTCGCGCCGATAAGGATGTCAGTTCCTACTCTATCAATGGCCGCTCTATCGCTAAGATGAGCGTCACTGACCTGCTGACTTGGCGCGACTACTACCGCAAAGAGGTAGCCAAGGAGCGCCGTGACAACGCCATTGCCATTGGCAGGCCCACCAAGACGACTGTGAAGGTCCGGTTTCTATGAGCATTTGGCGCACCATGCTGGGTTTGCCGGTCAAGTCTGAGAAGAAGGCGATTGCCCGCCGGAATTATCACGCGGCCTCGACCAGCAGGCTGTTTGCCGATTTCATGTCTTCGTCCCGCTCGGCTGACAGTGAACTGAAGCCCAGTCTGGAACTGATGCGGAATCGTTCGCGCGAACTGGCGCGGAATGATGTCTATGTGCGGCGCTATTTGAACCTGATGAAGACCAACGTCATTGGCGAAAATGGCATGGTGCTTCAGGTCAAGGCCCGCAATGCCGACAACAGCCTCGATACTATCGGCAATGATATCATCGAAAACGCATGGTATCAGTTTGGCCTGCGCGGCAACTGCACGGCTGATGGCAAGATGTCGTGGATCGACCTCCAGAAGTACTGCGTCGAAGCCGTCAAGCGGGATGGCGAGGCGTTTTTCCAGATCATCCGCAACCCTGCATTCAAGCATGGTATCGCCATTCAGCCGGTCGAAGCCGATCTGATTGATGAAGATAAGAATGAAAGGCTGAAGAATGGTAACGAGATTCGCATGGGTATCGAACTCAATGAGTTCAAACGACCTGTGGCGTATTGGGTTAGGCGCAGGCATCCTGGCGACTATGATTTCAATACTCTCGGCCTGACCAACTCCGTCCGGGTGCCGGCAGAGCGCATGATCCATGTGTTCAACCCGACCCGCGCAGGTCAGACCCGTGGTGAACCGGCGATGGTCACCGCGATGAGCCAGATCAAGATGCTCAACGCCCACCGCGAGGCGGAACTGGTTGCCAGCCGCATGGCTGCTTCCAAGATGGGCTTCTTCATCTCGGATTCTGGCGAAGATGCGCCGGCTGATGATTACGACAACGGCGTTCCGATCATTGATGCTGAACCCGGCACGTTCCACCAGCTTCCGGCTGGGGTAGACTTCAAGCCGTTTGACCCCAGCCACCCGGCAACCGCCTTTGCGGACTTCCAGAAGGGGATCCTGCGCGGCATCGCCTCTGGCTTGGGTGTGTCATACGCAAGCCTCTCCAACGATCTGGAGGGAACTTCCTATTCGTCGATTCGTCAGGGGGCGCTGGAAGAGCGAGATGCTTACAGGGACGAGCAGCAATTCTTCCGTGAGCATTTCGTTCTTCCGGCGTATTCGGCATGGCTCAGTCATGTCATGGAATTCGGCCTGATCCCGATCCCGGCCACCAAGTTTGACAAGTTCTTCATGGCATCGACCTTCCGCGCCCGTGGTTGGCAGTGGGTGGATCCGCAGAAGGAAGTCAACGCGGCTGTCACGGCGATGCATAACGGCATTATGTCGATGCAGGATGTGTCGGCTCAGTATGGCCGGGATGTCGAAGAGACTTTCAGCCAGTGGCAGCGAGACAAGGAAGTTGCGGCTTCTTACGGTCTTGAATTGGCATTTGAGCCGTTTGGTGGGCCTGAAAGTGGTAAGGGTTCTGAGGCCCAGCATGAAGTTGCAGAAATAGAATCACCAGAGCCGGCACCGCCTGCGCGTTCTGCGCCAGATCCGGTTGAGGTTGTGGTGAAGGTTAAGGAAGAGCGTCAAAAGAAGAAGCGCAGCGTCAGCCTGGTTCGTGATGAAAATGGCGTTGTGATCGGCGTTCAGGCAGAGGATATCGATAATGATTGAGACTGCTCTCTGCGACTCCTTTAAGCTGGATATTCTGTCTGGAATTCATTCCCTTCAGGATGAATACCGTATGGCGCTTTATGGCGATGAGGCGGGACTCGGTCACTATACAACGTCCTATACTGAGGACGGCGAAGTGTCAGGCGATGGTTATCAGCGTGGTGGTGTGACTCTGCTGGGCGCTAAGGTAAGTTTAGAATCCGGTGCTGCCGCACTCACTTTTGATGCCATAGAGTGGTCCCGCATTTCGGTTGTGACTTCTGGCTGCATGATATACAATGCGTCGAAGGAAAATCGGGCTGTGGCAGTGTTTAGCTTCGGCAATAAAGTCGAGGCACGCAACGGACGATTGTCTGTTAATATTCCCGCGAATGTAATTCGCATCCGGTGAGGTAGAGATGGCTAACGCAATTTATCCCGAATGGAAGGAAAAACTCCTTCAGTTCACGACCAACAATAACCTGTCCGCCGGCACTGTGAAGGTGGCGCTGATTGATACTGCGCTTTACACCTACAGTTCAGCGCATGAGTTCTGGTCTTCTGCGGTTGCTGCAAACGTAGGCACTCCGCAGACGCTTAACACCAAAACTTTTGTCAGTGGCACTTTTGACGCCGACAATGTCACCTTTACGGCAGTAACTGGTGCCACTGTTGAAGCGTTGATTATTTTCATCGACACCGGCACTGCCGGAACGTCGCCGCTGGTGGCGTATATCGACACCTCGGTCACCGGCCTGCCGGTTACGCCGAACGGCGGCGACATCACGATTACGTGGAACGCTTCCGGTATTTTTACGCTGTAAGGGGAATATCAGGTGGCATTGAAGCACGCCTTTGTCAGCAGCGCGGCTGAAGGTTCGGACGCCACTCAGGTTAGAACCTCCAACTGGAACGCGGCGCACACAATTGACACGGATGGCATCACCATTCCGGCCAATACCAGCGCACCCGCGTCTCCGGACGCTGACAATGTGACGCTGTTCTGCACTGAGGTTGCCAATCGGGCTATGCCTGCGTTTGTCGGCCCATCAGGGCTTGACTCAGCCATTCAGCCGCTTCTGGCGCGCAATAGAATATCGTTATGGAGCGCCACTGGCAACTCGACTAACGCACCCAACGTGATTGGGTTTAATACGTTCACTGTCCTATCCAACGCAGGCTCGACATTCACCGCCAGAAACATCGCCACCACCAATGTCCTGACGCGCATGAAGCGGGTGGCCGTCATTAGTCCCATTACCGCAGGCACTTTGGGCAGTCTGCGTGATCCTCAAGCGCAGTACACCGTGGGAACCGGTTCGGGCTTGGGTGGCTTTCATTTTGTTGCGCGGTTTGGGACATCAGACGCTGCCACGGTAGCGGGCGCGCGTGCCTTTATCGGCATGACCTCATCCACCAGCGCACCCACTAATGTCGAACCTTCGACACTGATTAATGCCATCGGCGTGGCGCAACTATCTACGGATGCCACCCAGTGGTATATCGTTTACGGCGGCAGCGCTGCGCAGACACCCATCCCCCTCGGAACCGCCCTCGGTGCGCCAACTTTAAACACCACCGCCTTTGAGTTGGCGCTATTCTCTGCCCCCTCAGCCAATGGCGTTGTCCACTACGAAGTTCTGAATATCGGCACGGGCCAGAAGGTCGTTGGTACACTTACGCCCACCACACCCGGCGTGCAGACTCCGGCTAGCACCACACTGCTAGCTACACGCTTCTGGCGGACCAACAACGCCACTGCGCTGTCGATCGGCTTGGATATCTGCTCGCTCTACATCGAGACTGACCAATGACATACACGATTATTCTCGACGAAGGCGTTGTTATTCGCGACAGTGACGGCCAGCAGGTCGCGCCGTGTCAAGACGATCGCGACCCCGACTTCGTGGCATACAACGCTTGGGTTGAGGCTGGTGGAGAGCCGACTGTAATAGACACGAGGGGATAACCCGTGGCTGCATTTGACTCTGGCGCATTTGATTCTGGAGCCTTTGATACCGGCGGTATCGGCAATGTCACGCTGATCCCGGGCATCTACGTCAACGCGAATATTTTTTACACCCAAACCATCTCACCCGGTGCGGTAACGCTCACGCCGCCGATCGTGAGCAACACCAATACGTTTTACACTGCGGCGATTACAACTGGAGGGGCCACGCAGTCCCTTACTGCTGCCCTTTTTACCAACACGAACACGCTTTATTCGGCCTCGGTAACCCGTGGCACTGTGAACCTTGCGCCACCGATCACAAGTAACACCAATACGTTTTATGCGGTCACACTGACTGGCGGCGCAGTATCTCTAACGGCCCCAATTACGACCAATAGCAATACATTTTACACCCCCTCGGTTGCGCGAGGCGCTGTATCGCTTGCTGTGCCAGCGGTATCAAATACGAATATCCTTTATGGTCCGGTAGTTGACGAGGGTTCGGTCACCATCGTCACTGGCCTGCTGGTCAACCCTCAATCTTTTTATGGTGTAGCCCTTCAGGCCCAGATTGGCTTGGTGGCATCGAATGCCCTTAATACATCTGCATTCTACTCAGCGACAATCATAGCCCCTGGTGCGGGGCAAACTGTATCCGCCCCTCTTGTTGGTAACAATAATCAATTTTATGCGGCAAACCTCTCTAATGGAGGGGAGTCAACCGGATTCATTACCAATGGGTCTACTACAAGACCCTCAAAAAAATTTCGTCCATCTATCCTCATTCAGTTTGAAGATGAAGAGGTTGAGGAATCTTTCAGCGCCTCAATTTCTCTGGCAGCTATATCGTGCCAATCATATCTGTTGGAACTTGATGTTGTTGGTGAGATTGTTGTCAACGCAAGGATCACAATGGATTTCACTCAAATTTCATCTTACCTCAAGCCAGTCAGTGCGCGCTCAAGTTGGAATGATCCCTCTGATGAAGAATTGCTTATGATGGCGGACTTGCTGCTTGATTGACCTTTGGGGTGAATTGTTGTATTTTGGCACAAAGGAGTTTCACTGTGTCGGATGAACCAGTCGTGATTGAAGCAGATCCGGTCACTGAAAGTGATATGATCGAAGAAATTCAGGATCGGGACGCATCTGTCGAGATCCTGCATCGTGCCGCCGGCATGGAAGCCAAGGTAGTTGACGAAGAAAAGCGGACGGTATCTATCGCTGTTTCGTCGGAAATGCCGGTTGAGCGTTCGTTCGGCAAGGAAATTCTGGTCCATGAGAGCGGAGCCATTGATATGGGCTTCCTCGCATCGGGCCGCGCGCCGCTACTGCTTGACCACGATATGGAAAAGCAGATCGGCGTTATTGAATCCGTGGAACTTTCTGGAGATCGCAAGCTGAGGGCCAAGGTCCGGTTCGGACGCTCTGCGCTGGCACAGGAAGTCTTCCAGGATGTTGTCGATGGTATCCGGTCGAACATCTCGGTCGGTTACCGCGTCAACAAGATGGAGCGGTCGAGCGCAAACAAGGACGAATACCTCGTCCGCGCTTGGTCGCCCATGGAAGTCTCCGTTGTCTCGATCCCCGCCGACCCGTCAGTTGGTGTTGGTCGCAGCGCGGCTGCTCCTGAACCCACCCCCACAGTTGAACCTCAAGTGAAGAAGGAAGACGCTATGTCTGACATCGACATCGAGGCGGTGAAGGCGGAAGCTGCTCGGGCTGCTGCCAAGAACATCGCTGAAATCGTTGCGCTGGGTGCCAAGCACAACAAGCGTGACCTCGCTGATGAAGCCATCCGCGCCGGTAAGAGCATTGAACAGTTCCGTGGTGAACTGCTCGAAATCCTCGGCCAGGATCGCCCGCTGGACGATGGTAACATCGGCCTGACCCGCAAGGAAATCCGCCAGTTCTCGCTGGTGCGCGCCATTGCTGCTCTCGCCAACCCCGGTGACCGCCGCCTGCGCGAAGCCGCTGCGTTCGAGTTTGAAGTCTCGGAAGCCGCTGCCCAGCGTTATGGTCGCTCGGCTCAGGGCGTTATGGTTCCGACTGATGTTCTCGGCGTGTGGAAGCGCGACCTGAACACCTCGGACGACAACGAACTGGTCGCCACGAACCTGCTGGCGAACGAGTTCATCGACGTTCTGCGGAACTCGGCCTCGGTCATGCAGGCTGGTGCGCGTATGCTGCCCGGTCTGGTTGGCAATGTCGCCATCCCCAAGAAGACCGCTGCCGCGACCGCCGGCTGGATCAGCACTGAAGGTGGCGCTGCTTCGGAATCGGAAGCCACGTTCGGTACCGTCAGCCTGACGCCCAAGACTGTCGGTGCGTTCACGGACGTTACCCGTCAGCTTATCCTCCAGTCCACGCCGGCTATCGAAGCCCTGGTGCGTGATGACCTGACCCAGGCTCTCGCCCTCGCCATCGACAAGGGCGCTCTGGAAGGTTCTGGCGCTTCGGGTCAGCCGACCGGCATCCTGAACACGGCTGGCGTCAACAAGCCCTCGTCGTTCGCGGCTGCGGTTCCGACCTTTGCTGAAATGGTGGCGCTGGAAACCGCTGTTGCGGAAGACAACGCCCTGTTCGGCAACCTCGCCTACATCACGGACGCTGCCACTTACGGCGGTCTGAAGACGAAGTCGAAGGACTCGGGTTCGGGTATGTTCGTGCTGGAGAACGGCGAAGCCAACGGCTATCCGGTCATCCGCACCCAGCAGGCCACCGCCGGCAACGTATTCTTCGGCAACTTCAGTGATTGCCTCATCGGGATGTGGGGCGGCATCGATGTCTTGGTCGATCCGTATACCTCGTCGAACACCGGTACGGTTCGCGTCCGCGCGCTCCAGACGGTTGATGTGGCTGTCCGCAACGCTGTGTCGTTCGCCTACAACAACGACGGCGTGTAAGAGAATGGTTGGGGCGGTGGTTTGGAAGTCACCGCCGCCCCTTCCTTTCTGGAGTTGAGATATGTTCTATAAGTGCATTCGCGGCGTGGTCACCTCCAAGGGCGTTATCGCCCCCGGCGATGTAGTGGACCTGCCTGGCGCTGAAGCCCGCGACTTGATGGCGGCTGGTAAACTGGCTCCTCACCATGAGGAAGAAATTACCACAAATGTGGTAGAAGATGTGGTACACCGTGATCCGGTGAACCGCCGTGGCCGGAAGCCAAAGAATTATGTCGCTTGAGTCCTACGACGATCTCGGTAACTTCTTCATCCTGGAGGATTTCGCCATCTCGGTGAACTTCCTCCAGAATGACGTTGTGATCGGATCGGTTCTGGGCATCTTCGACAATCCGCAAATCTCGCGGGGCATGAACAACGAGTTTGACATCACGATCCCGCAGCCAAAGTTTACCTGCCGCACCGCTGATCTGCCCAACGTGGCAGAGGGTGACAAACTGTCTGTAAATGGTGTGCAGTACTACATCCGCGTCCAGATCAATGATGGCGAAGGCGTGTCCACCATGTCCTTGGAGAAGGTGTGATGGCGCACGTTCGTCAGCAGATCAGGGATCGGATTGCGACCGTTCTGTCAGGCATCGCCGGGTTCGCGACATCTGTTTACAAGATGCGGCGGTACGCTCTGGATGATGCCAAGCTGCCGGCTATTGCCGTCTACACGGTTGACGAGTCATCCAGCCTGGTTACTATCGGATCCCGCACCCTTCGGCGCGTTGTCAATGTTGGGATTGAGATCGTGGCGAAGGGTGCTTCCACGACAATCGCTGACACCATAGATGGATACGCAGTTAGCGTAGAAGAGGCCATCGCCAATGACTTCACGATCAATGGCCTGGCTAAATCTTGCATACTGACAAGTTCGACAATTGATGTTAATGTGGAAGGCGAGAAGGCGGTAGGCACCGCCAGGCTCGTTTTTGCCGTTGAGTACATCACGGCTATTAACGATGTGGAGACTGCTCGGTGAAGATGGTAAGGCTGTATATGCCGGATCAGACTGAGATCCTTGTTCCAGAGGATCGGGCTGAGTACTATCTTGGTCTGGGCTATACTGAAACGGCGGAAGCGCCCGAGGAGTCTGAGTAATGGCTACGCACACTGGTTCTGAAGGCACCGTCAAGGTAGGCGCTGTCACCATCGCTGAAATCCGCTCTTACTCGGTCGAGCAGACCGGCGATACGGTCGAGGATACGACCATGGGCGACTCTTGGCGCACCCACAAGACCACGCTGCGTAGCTGGACCGGCTCGGTTGATGTGTTCTGGGATGAGACGGACACGACTGGTCAGGGCGCTCTGACGGTTGGCTCTTCGGTCACCATGAACTTCTACCCTGAAGGTGCCTCTGCTGGCGTCTCTGAACAGTACTATACCGGCACTGCTACTGTGACTGGCGTGACGATCAACGCCTCGTTTGACGGCATGGTTGAAGCCAGCATCACCGTTCAGGGCAACGGTACGCTTACCCAGTCCACTCTGGCCTAACGGAGTTACAAATGGCTAACCACACTGGATCTGAGGGTGTCGTCAAGGTCGGCACCAGCACCATTGCGGAGGTCCGGTCCTATTCGATTGAGCAGACCGGCGACACCGTGGAAGACACCACGATGGGCGATTCTTGGCGTACGCACAAGACGACCCTGAAGTCGTGGACCGCCTCTCTCGATGTGTTCTGGGATGAAACCGACACCAACGGCCAGACGGCTCTGGCTGTCGGCAATGAAGTCAACTTCCGGGTCTACCCTGAAGGCGACACGACCGGCGACACCTATCTTACTGGCACGGGCATCGTGACCGGCAAGACGGTCAACGGCTCGTTCGATGGTATGGTGGAGTCGAGCATCACGCTTCAGGGTACTGGGGCATTGAGCAGCGCCACCGCTTAATCTGGAGTAATTTAACATGAGTCTGGCACAACGTATTGCCGCCCGTCAGGCTGCGGCACGGAAGACTATTGAGGTCGCGGAATGGGGTGATGATGGCGAACCTATGATCGTCCATTGCGGCCCCCTGCTTGCCATCGAAATGGAAAAGATCCAGCGTAAGCATCCCAACTTCTTCCAGGCCGCGACCATTGCTGGCATGGTGGACCTCATCATCATGAAGGCGGAAGACAAGGCTGGAGAGAAGATCTTCAGCCTCGACGACAAGCCGATCCTGATGCGCGAAGAGTTCAGCCTGATCGCGCGGGTGGCGGGCGAGATGATCTCGTCCACCACTGTCGAGGAGCATGAAAAAAACTAAAGGCCGATCCGTTCAGGTATAATCTCATTGCCTTGGCGGATCGGCTTGGCCGTTTTATCTATGAGGTTGAGGAAATCTCCATTGACGAGTATAACGAATGGGTCGCCTATTTTAAGCTAGACGCAGAGAGGCAGAAACGTGGCCGGTAACGAAAGACTTCTTTACGAAATCGCCGCGATCTACTCTGGTAGTCCTGAGATCAAGAAGGCGTTTAAGGATTTTTCTGACCTGAACGCTCAGGGGCAGAAGGTTGTTAATCAGCTTGATAAGTTGGCAAAGGCTAGCCGTGATGCTGGTGGGGCCATTCGTGAGTCGCGCCAGGGTGCGGGCCAGCTTGGTATGCAATTCAATCAGTTTGCTACACAAATTGGTTCTGGAACAAGCGCCCTAACAGCATTTCAGCAACAGATCGGTGACGTTGGTTACGCTCTGTCCTTTATGGGCGGCACTCTTGGTCGCGTTGGTGCATTCTTGTCTGGCCCATGGGGCGCTGGCCTAATTATTGCCACCTCTGTTCTTTCGGCCTTTTGGTCAACTATGAACAAGAGCGATGAGGTCAGTAAGAAGTTTGAAAATGCGATGGATCGCGCAAAAGATGCGCTTTTTGATTATCGCGTGGAAATTGCCACCACTAGAGATGAACTTGTTAGTCTTTATGAAACTAAGCTGGCGCAGATTGAAATCGATTGGCGCAAGGCGTCAACCGATATTGGTATGTATGGCGGTGAGGTTCAAAGGACTCAGCGCATTCTTGATAGATGGGCGTCAACTCCACTATGGAAGGTAACCAAAGCATATTTTGAAAATAAAGATGCGACCGAAAAGTATCAAAAGGCAGCAGAGGGCGAAAAGGCTCTTTATGCAGATATGATGAATGCTCAAACGGCATTGATTAGGCTGAAAAAGGGGTTTGCGCGTGAAGATGAAGCGGCAGCGAATAAGGCTGATCGCTCATTTAATAGTCAAGTGCAACGCTCAAACACGCTTATGGAGATGTTGTCGTCTGAAATAAATGCATTCACTTCTGAAACCACAGCAATTGGCAAAGCTAAAAATCGCCTTGATGACTTCAATCGTTCAGTCAAGGAACTTAGCAATCTTCCCGGCGGTAAGGCGTTTTTGGACGCTAATGCCGCCGCTCTTCAGCGCGTCACAATTGCCCTCACTGAGGGTGCCAACGGCGTCACTGAATGGAACAAATTGATCGCCAAGGGTAACGAAAAGCAGTTGCCAGAATGGCATCGCCGCCTCAACGAAATCAATGAAGCCTACGGCAATCTCAATCAAACAATTGCTGCCGGCGCTCCTGTACAAGCGGATCGCACGAATGCCATTACTGGCATCGCTCTTGGCGAATTGGATAAGATTGCCAACAAGGCGGAGGAGATGGGCAAGAAGTCCATCGATCCGATCCAGCAGCTTCGTAATGAATTGCTGCAACTTGAAGGCGTTTTGTCTGGTGGTTTGTTCGAAGGCGCTGATTTCGATGCGGTTACTGAGCGCATAAATCAAATCCGTGATTTACTTAATGGTCTTGAAATTGATAAACGCAATGAAGAGTACAAGAAGTCATTTCAGACTCTTGGCGAATCTGTCTCCAATGCCTTCAAGGGAATGCTCACTGCCGGCGCAAGCTGGAAGGATGGTATGAGGGGCATCATCCAGACGGTGATCGATGAACTATGGCGGTTGTTTGTCGTTCAACAGATTGTCGGGATGGTGTCCAACGCCATTGGTGGACTTTTTGGTATGGGTGGTGGTGGCGGATTCGGCATCAAAAATGTCGCTGGAGCAGCCGCCACAAATC